GTGCCCGATATATTCCTCCCGTGGCCGAAGCTGGGTAGCCAGTGGACACACGGTCCATACGGAGACAGCGCGTGCGGTTTGTTCATCGAAATGAAATCGGAGAAAGGACGCGTGTCGCCTGAACAGCAATGGTGGATTGACCGACTCAACCACGCAGGCTATCACGCCGAAGTCTGCCGTTCGTGGCAAGGGGCGGCAAAACTGATCTGCTGGTATCTTGGCCTGGACCCAAGGGGATGCGGGTTATGAAGAAGCGTTGCGGTAACTGCGGATGGTGGGCGATGTCCAATGGGTGATTATCCTACTGATCAGGAACTTCGGAAGGTGATGAAGTGGGACACCACCAAAGACTTGAAGGGACTTATTGTTTTCCTAAAGGAAATTTGGTGGACTCCAGAATGGGGATTTGTACCTCGTGGAAATAAGTTGGAATTACATACCGCAGGGTGGTCTGGGAATGAATCAATCATAGAATTTCTTCAACAGAATCGTATGTTCTGGATGATGTGTTGGGAGCAAACCCGTCGCGGAGGCCATTATCTATTCGACCTAAAAACAAACTGTTTTCAATTCTGGAAGCCGAGGAAGGCGAAACGCAAATGAGCCACTCATGGGATGGGCATACGCCGGGACCGTGGAAAGTTCTGGACGCTACTTTCGATGACAAAAACAAGTTCCCAATGTATCGAATCTCAATGGACGGAGGAGAGGGCGTTATAGGCGCAGCCAATGCACGGCTGATAGAAGCCGCCCCCGACCTCGCCGAGCGCGTTGACGCGTTAGAAGCGGAGAACAAGAGGCTAAGAGAGGCGTTGGGGAAATCTCTAAAAGGAAATAGAGATTTATGTGCCGGATGCTATATGGCCTACACCGATGGTAAATGCGACCACTTCGAAGATTGCCCTGTAAAAGAAGGGATAAATGCCGCAGAGTACGCGCTCAAGGAGAGACCATGAACTTCGCGTCTCACCGCTCGCGCTTGCAGGCGATAAAAGTTACCGAGGGGGTACGTCATGCGGGAATGGTTAGGCTGGGTGGGGCTTGGGCTGTTCTGCGGGCTTGTTGGTCTTGTTGGTCTGCACTTCGGGCGGGAGGCGTCGTGGTCATCCAGAGACCGCAACGGATCGGGAGAAAGTCGGTGCCGGCAGCGCTTCGTCCAGTTGCGCCAGCCGTACCGTCGAAACGGATCAATCCGAGGGTGAACTGATGCCATCCCGCCCGCGGTGCACCAAATGCAAGGGCAAGCTCACCGAAGCCCAGATCTCGGTGCTGCGTTCTCTGTGGCGGGGCGGATGCCACATCGGGGATCGCGGCGTAACTCCGTACTGTGCGAAATGCTTTGACGCGTTGCCCAAGACGCACCGCTCGATGCAATTCAAGAAGTACACGCACATCGGGCAGCGAGAACGCGATCGCCAGGAGGCTGCGGCATGACTCAGCCGGAAATGCTTTTACAGATACTCAAGAACCACGCTGCCACTGGGATAAGCGCCGAGGAAATCCAGCAGATCGTCTGGATGCCGCAATACAACTCGCGCATCCTGGACATCCGTCGGGTATACGGATTTGAGAGCGTCGAGAGCAGACGGTGCCCGGACGGAGTGCGCAGGTTTTTCTGGCGCGAGCCCGCGCCGGCGCAGATCGAAATGAAGATCGCTTGATGGCGCGCGCGGTCAGCTGGACCTGCAGGAAGTGCGGGGAGCGTGAACTGATTGTATTCCTGCTGTCCATGGTGAGGATCGCAATCGAATGCCCGTACTGCTGGGAGCACTACTGGCTGACGGTAAGACCAGGAGTGAGGCTTCGGGTGGTTCACATTCCGAGACCGAGAAAACGGAGGGCGGAACATGCGCTACGCGACCAAAACGAAGGTGCCAATCGAACGGAGCAAGGCCGAAATCGAACGAACGCTCATGCGCTATGGAGCGTCCCAGTTTGCGTATGCGACAAAGTCTGACCAGGCCGTGGTCATGTTCCGCGCGCACGAACGTGGCGTTCGTTTCAACCTGCCGCTTCCGGACATGGCCGGCTTTGTAAAGACGAAGCGCGGGAAACGAACGCAGGATGCGGCGCTCACGGCATGGCAGCAGGCCTGCCGGGAACGCTGGCGGGCCCTGGCCCTAGTTATCAAGGCCAAACTCGAAGCGGTGGACTCCGGCATCACAATCTTCGAGGAGGAGTTCATGGCGCATCTGGTCACTGCCGGCGGCCGGACGCTCGGGGAGCGCCTGCTTCCTGGTCTGGATGAATCTCTAAAAAAAGGCGCGTCAGTTCCGCTATTGCCTGAGGCGGTCAAGTGATCTGACTCTACGCGCTCAATACGGTCCATTGCGGCGATGCGCTGGAATGCCTGCGCCGCCTTGCGGCCGCCGAGAGAGGCCAGACGGTGGAGCAATACCAGGCCGGCCAGGGCATCCTGTTCGACGCGATGGAGGGAAAGTGAAGCCATTAGCGCTTGACCTGTGCTGCGGCAAGGGCGGCTGGACTCGCGGCCTACTAGCTACGGGATGGAATGTCCTCGGATTCGATATAGAGTTTTGGGAAGGATATCCAGCCTCAATGGTGAAAGAGGATGTGAGAAAAATTTTTATAAAGGACTGGCCTTATCTGTATCCGGTGTCCCTCGTCGTCGCCTCCCCTCCCTGCCAGGAGTTTTCGTACCGTTCATTTCCGTTTAAGCGTTGCCGTGAGTTGGCCGCCAACGTACCGCCCGATAAGTCAATCTGGGAGGCGTGCGTGCGGATAGCGAAGGAGTGCAACGCGCCGCTGATCCTGGAGAACGTGCGAGGAGCGCAGAAATACATGGGCAAGGCGGTGGCGCATTACGGGAGCTTCTATCTGTGGGGAGATGTGCCACCGCTATTGCCGATAGGCAGGCCGACAAAGGGATTTACGCGTGCAAATAAAACAAGTGGGAATGCACCGACGGGAGGATTTAAATGTTCGCCGATCGACGGCAAGCAATGGCGGGGAAATACGCCTGTTAAAACAGAGCTTGCGGAAAACAGAGACATGAAATTCCCGGGAGAATGCGAACGCAAGGAACCGACGTACAAGAAAATGGTTGGGAGCGAGAAGTGTCGGAAATTTAACCGCGGGGATTCTCAGCACATGTCGTCGAAATCGTCAGCACGCAAGCAATGGTCCGCCAACGCCGCCATGATCCCATTTGAACTGGCGCGATGGATCGGGCAATGCTTTTATCCGCACGATGGGAGGTGATCGCCATGATCCGGCCGGAACGCTGAGGCGAAACCCGGCCACACCGATGGACCACCGGTAGCGGTCCCAGGCGTGCGTCTCGGCGAGACTGCCAACGCGCAAAAACGGGGGCACGCCTGAATGGGATTTAACCGCGAGAGCGGATAACGCATAGATTATGATCGGAGGTGTGCATGATCGTGTTCGTCACGATGATGGGCAGGCGTATTAAAATCCGCGCATCGGCTGACCAGGATGAGTTCGAGTCGGCTATGCTCAAGGACAGGGACAGCGCTGTATTCCACGTGTGCGGACGATGCTACAAGACGCGCAGCGTGGCCGAGTGGACGCCCAGGCATCACCGAGGACCGTACAGAACAAGGCACAAATTCATATTCGAGGAGGGGGAATGAAGGTTAAAAAACAATCTCGGCAAGTGGTAGCCACGAAAGAACACAAGGAAGAATAATACCCTTGACTTTCGAGCTTACGAAATAGTGGGATAAAGTTAGGCAAATTAGCCAAAGGAAGCAAATTATGGGCGGAAAAGGAAGCGGCGATGCTTCGAGGCTCCCAAAGGGAAGGCCGAAGGGAACCAAGAACAAATTCAGCGCCGACATCAAAGCGATGGTGATCAAGGCCGTGAACAATCGCGGGGGTGTTGCTTTTTTCGAGGGTCTAGACGATCCTACGCTGGCTCGTGTTGCCACCAAGCTCGTACCGCAGATCGTGGACGCCAACGTTACGGGCGAGATGACGCAAGTGGTGAAGATAATCAGCAGCGGGGAGGGGAAAAAGAGTGGCTGAAGTGGTGCTCCCTCACAACTGGTCAGTGAGGCCGGACCAGAAGCCTCTGTGGGATTATCTCATGGGGGGCGGGAAGCGCGCTGTCTGCGTTGCACATCGGCGTTGGGGAAAAGACGAAGTGGCGCTGCAATACACCGCCTGCGCCCTGCACCTGCGCATCGGAAACTACTGGCACATGCTTCCGAAGTACGAGCAAGCGCGTAAGTCCATCTGGGACGCGATCAATCCCCACACCGGCAAGCGGCGTATTGACGAAGCGTTCCCACGCGAGATACGAAGAAAAACCCACGACCAGGAGATGAAAATTGATTTCATATCAGGAAGTACCTGGCAACTCGTCGGGAGCGACAATTACAATCAACTGGTGGGGGCCGCTCCCATGGGCGTGGTATTCAGTGAGTGGTCCTTGGCTGATCCACTTGCTTGGGGATTCATACGGCCTATCCTCGAAGAAAACGACGGATGGGCTCTGTTCATCTACACCAGCCGAGGGCACAATCACGGAGAAAGAATGTACGAGTTTGCCAGAACGGAAGCCCCTAAGTGGTTCTCGCAAAAGATCACGGCCAACGACAGCCCGGTATTCTCGAAGGAACAACTGAACAACATCAAGCACGAGATGATCAAGGAAATTGGAGATCCGGCGGCCGGTGAGGCCATGTATCTGCAAGAGTTCCATTGCAGCTTCCAGGGCGCCCTGCTCGGTGCGTACTACGGTCGCCAGATGGACGCCGCTGAGAAAGCGGGCAGGATATGCGAGGTGCCGTACCAGCCAGGGGTGGAGGTAGACACGTACTGGGACTTGGGAATGGACGATAGCATGTCCCTATGGTTCGTTCAGCACATCGGCAAGGCGCACCACGTGATTGACTACTACGAGGCTAGTTTCATGGGTCTGGAGCACTTCGCCAAGATGCTCAAGGATAGAGGGTACGCCTATGGGACACACGCAATGCCCCACGACGCCGCGGTTCACGAAATGACCAACGGGGAGATCGCCAAGAGCCGAAAAGAAGTGGCCGAGAATCTCGGCATCACTCCTGTGGAGGTCTGTGAGCGACCTAAGAACATGGACTTGGTCATCAACGTGCATATCCCGGCGGTGAGGAACCTAATCGCGACGTGCTACTTCGACAAGGTTAAATGTGCCGACGGTATATCGGCGTTGAATAGCTACCATGCCGAGTACAGCGAGGAGCGCAAGGTCTTGTCCAATAGGCCGGCGCACAACTGGGCCTCGCACGCCGCTGACGCTTTCCGCACGTTCGCCGTCGGGTACGCGCCCAAGTCGGCCGAGGACCTATCGGTTACTGAATTGCTTCGGAGGCGGAGATGAAAGACTGACGCTGATCTGATCTAACACAGAGCCCCAGAGCGCCACAGAGCGCCAGAAGGCCATGTTTCACGGGAGACCGTGAGGCGTGGCCTTTTTTATTACTCAGAGAGGATGGACATCCCATGGCAGAGACGAAGGTCAACAAGCCGAAGATGACCGAGGACGAGGAAAAGAAGATCATCGCGATCATGAAAAAGGACTGGGCTAAAACCTCCCAGGCGTTCTCCGACTCGTTCAAGGAAGCCCTGGAGATGCTCAAGTTCAAGCATGGTATCAACCAGTGGGACGAAGCGGAGAAGCAGAAGAAGAAGGACGATCAGCGTCCGGCCCTCACGCTCAACGAGTTCCCAAAGTATTCCGCAAAGGTGTGCGGTGAGGCGCGAGAGAACAAGATACAGATCGAGGTGTTCCCTGCGGGTCTCGGGTCAAACCAAGAGAATGCCTCCGTCCGTTCGGCTATCGTCAAGGGAATTGAGTACAGCTCCAACTTTGAGGCTATCCAGGACCACGGAATGAAGATGCTCGTGGACTGTGGGTTTGCCGCCTGCCGCATCCTGTCCAGGTACTCCGACAGCGAGACGTTTGACCAGGAGCCGTACATCGAGAGCATCGACAACCCGCTGGTCGTCCATCCCGACCCGTCGGCGAAGGACAAGTTCTTCATGGATGGGGAGTATACGTTCGTTGACAGCACGATGACGCGTGATGATTTCATAGATGCCTACGGGGAGGATGCGATACCTCCATCCAACCCGGAGAGTTCAAGGACCGTTGGTGGAGACGAGGAGGGATGGTATGACAAGGAAAAGGTCATCGTTCGGGAGTACTACAAGCGCGAGTACACTACGAAGACGCTCTGCCGTCTCTCGGATGGGCGCGTGCTTAAAAAGGACAAGGCCAAGGAAGAAATCGCGCAGATCACGGCCAGCATCCAGGCGGCGAAGGCTGATCAGGACCGAAAGCGAGCGCAGGCTGTTGCGGCTGGCCAACCGTTTGATGAACAGCCCATCGGCGATGATGGAATACCAACGATTGAGGCGGAGCGCGAGGTAGAGGTGCCGAAAATCAAGTGGTACAAGTGTACCGTTGACCATATCCTCGAAGAGAACGAGTGGCCGGGAAAGATGATCCCGGTTGCGTTTGCCGTCGGAGAGTACACGAACATCGGAGGCAAGAAGTATTGGAACGGTATGTTCCGGCATGGCAAAGACGCACAGCGGATGCTCAACAACGCCTATACGACCATGTGGGAGTGCATCATGCTGATGCCGAAGACTCCCATCCAGGCGAGCGCTAAGATGATCGAAGGGTACGAGACTGACTACCTGGACTCCAACAAGAGCAACTTTCCGGTTTTGAAATACAAGTACGACGAGAAGTTTCCGGGTATGAAGCCGGAGCGCATGCAGCCTGCCACGCCGCCCACGGCGATCATCGGCCTGTTCGAGAGTTGCAAGCAGGACATCAAGGATATGCTCGGCATCCACGATGCGGACCTGGGGGATCAGGGTCGCGAGTTGTCCGGTAAGGCGATCCTGGAGCGCCAGCGTCCGTCTGGCACGGCCACATTCGTCTGGCACGACATCAAGACCGGATGGGTTGCACACGTTGGGAAAATCCTCAATGACGTTATCGGACACTACTACGCCGGCGAGAGGACCATTCGGGTGCGTACCGAGAACAAGGGAGGGTACTTCACTCCGATCAACACGACGGCTGGCAAGGCTCACCAGATGATCAAGCAAGATCCTGCGAAGTTCGACGGTATGGACAAGAAGTCATTGCAGCGCACGCTCCGCAAGGGTGGCGCAGCCGCACCGTACCACGACATCACCGATGGCGAGTATGACGTGATCGTAAGCACTGGGCCTGCCTATGCCACGCAGCGCCAGGAAGCCGCGGAGAACCTTATCCGCATCGCGCAGTTCTCCAACAAGATGAACCCGGTGATGCTGTATTATTTAGTCAGCAGCCTTGACTCACCGTCTTTCAAGGAACTGGCGGCAACGCTCAAGAAGATGCTGCCTCAAGGTCTATTGCCAGCCGAAGAAGGCGAGCAGCAGACGCCGCCTATGCCGCCTACTCCGCAAGCGCAGGTGCAGATGGCGAAGATACAGCTCGACATGGAGAAGACCAAGGTGGCGAAGATACAGGCGCAGGTCAAGATGGTCGAGTTGCAGAAGGCGCTTGCAGAGACCAAGAGCGAGGTGGCCGAGACGGTGACCAATCGCCTCGAGGAGATATTTTCTCCGCATCATCCCGCTGATGTACCGGAGGGTATGGGTCCGCAGGGAGGTATGCAGCCATGAGAATGCGAGTGGTTGGAATTCAGAAGGACGGGCGCAGGGTGATGGCCAAGGAAGCCTGCCGAAAGTGCTACGGACGCGGGTACAAAGGCGTGCTGAGGGCTGGTAACGCATGGCGAGTCAAGGAGGGAACCGTTCCTTGCGATTGTTTGGTTGTGGCATCCGTGAGCGCACAGCATCCGATGGGAGAGGCGGTTCCGTGGTGGAAGCGGTGGATGCTCTGGTTCAAGAAGATCATCGGCGCGGGAGAGGCGCGAAAGAGAGCCGTGAGGTGTAGCACCCAACCCAAAGCAATTACGTGCTGACGTGGCGGCGTACCGATTATTTTTCTTGACTTTCGGAATGACGAAATAGTGAAATTTGAACATGCAGGAAAGTGAGCGTCTTAAAGAAGTCCGGTGCCGATGCGGCGCGCTGCTGTGCAAGGCCAGCGGCAAGGCCGTGATCGAAAGCAAGTGTCCGCGGTGCCGGTCCATCGTGAAAGCGGAGATCGACGAAAAGACGCAACGGTTCGAGGTTGTGAAAGCGAACTGGTGCGCGGCTAACGATTAGAAAATAACCAGAGCTTCAGAGCGCCGTTGAGCGCCAGAGAGCCAGAGTTGCCCAGCAATGGGCGGCCCTGGCTTTTTAATTTCCCAGGAGGTTACACAATGCCAGACCCGGTCGTCCCGGCAGCGACACCAGCGAACGGCGAACCCGCGGCCCCGCCAGCCGCACCAGCACCAGAAGTAACACCAGCCGCAACGCCGGAATCGGCCCCGGCAGCAGAGCCTCAAGCAACACCGAAGGAAGGTCAGGACGCAGACTCGAACGCACCGCCCGCAAATACCGGAGAGCCGGGTGCGGCACCCGCGGAGGAGCCCAGGGTCAAGCTGAGCGAGCTCATCGCCGAGCGCAAGAAGAAACAAGCGGCGGAGAATCGCGCTGCGTACCTCGAAGGCAGGCTGGAAGGAAGTCAGCCGCCACCGGCACCGGGAGCACAACCCGGTCAGACCGCCCTTCCGAGTTTTACACCGCTTGAGGAGTTCAAAGGCACCTACGACGAGTGGATCGTCGCCAAGACCAAGTTCGAGATCAATCAGGATCAGGAGCAAAGGAACAGGACGACGCAGATCGGCGCCGTCGAGAGGACGTTCCAAGACCGACGGACCGCTGCGAACCTGGAGATCCCGGACCTGATCGAGACACTCGACGCGGCCCAGACGAACTTCCAACCTGCGGTGGTGACCGCGATCAAGAAATCGGACATCGGCCCGCAGATGGCGTACTACCTGGCCAAGAATCCGGAAGAAGCGGCCAGGATCGCTCAGATGGAACCCGAGCTTGCGCTCATGGAGCTCGGAAGTCTCAAGGAAAAGGTCAAGGAGTCACTGAAGCCCAAACCAAAAGCATCGCCAAGGCTTCCACCTCCCATCGTTCCCGGTAACGGATCGGGCGCTCCGCCCGATGTAGATATGGCAGACCTGTCGGTTGAGGAATACGCCAGAAAACGGCAGGAGCAAATGTTTGTGCGCGTTAACGGGAGACTTGTTAGGAGATAGACGTCTGGGCGTTGCTAAAAAAGGAGCAACGCATCATGGCTAACACCATCAAGAATATCGGCGGCGTCACGAAGGAGTACGTGACGCAGCTGTTCAACGAAGCCAGTTTGTTGAAAGGTGTCAAGCGCCAGTATTCGGACCAGTTTGCGAAGGACGGCGCCAAGATCGGGAACATCCTGAACGTGAAGTACATGGACAACATCCCGATCACCCGCGGACGTCAGATCAACATCTCCCCGATCGTCGAGCGCACCATTCCCATCACCATCCTGGACGTGAATCAGTACCAGGCGGCGATTGACTACGGCTCCAGGGATTACGCCCTGAGCATTGAGTCGTTCAACGAAAAAACCAACCTGAAACAGATCGCTCGCAAGATGGCCAACGAGATGGAGGCGGACTGCGCTCGCCTCGCTCTCGGGTTCACCAATGCCGTGGGTACGCTGGGGACTACCCCGGGCACGGCTGGCGGTGTGGGTCTACTCATGACCGCGGCACCGCAGATATACAGCAACGCCGGAGCGTTTCTAACCGCCGCCGGTGCGCCTCCCGAAGACCGAACCATGGCCATCAATCCGATCGCCAGTGGGATCTCGATTGGTTCGTTGTCTGGTCTTCAGAACCCCGTTGACGCCATCAGCTCGCAGTACCGCAAAGGGCGGATGGGCGCCAACACCCTCGGGTTCGACTTCATCGAGAACGTCAACCTGCCCACGTTCGTCACCGGCACTCGTCTGCAGGCTGCCGCGACCGTAGCAGTTCAGAGTGTGGATGGTGACACGTCCATCGTCATGTCTGGTCTGGGCGCAAACGCCACGATCATGCAAGGCGAGCATTTCACTGTCGCGGGCGTGAACATGGTCAACCCGATGAACCAGCTCCCCCAGGGGTTCTTTCAGTCGTTTGTGGTCACGGCCAACGCGACAGCGACTGCTGGCGGGATCGCCACCGTACCCGTTTCACCGACCATCTCGCTGTCCAACCCGGCCGTCATGGTCGGGACCACCATGGTGACCCGCTATCCGGGGTTGCCGATCAATGTCAACGGAACTGTGGACGCGCTTCCTCTCGTCGGCGCAGCCGTCACGTTCTCGGGTGCTCCGAGCGCGACGGGTGTGTTCAATTTCGGCTTTCAGCGCGACGCAATCGTTATGACCAGCGTGGACCTTCCGGTCTACGAGGGCCAAGACAAGTGCGCGCAGGAGAACTACGAAGGGTTCAATGTTCGCGTCTGGCGCAATCCCGACATCGAGGGCGACCGGCTGATCTGCCGTATCGACTCGGTGGTTGTGTTCACGCTGATCCGGTCTCAACTCGGGTGCGTGGTTTGGGGCTAGGCTGGATTTTGGACTGATTGGTAAGACAGTAATTTTAACTCAGAAAAGGAGAAACCAAGATGGGACTCACCACGAGTAATACCTCTCAACGGAAGTACGTGGACGACGGCAACAAGGACGGCACGATGTGGTCTGCAAATCCCCGGAGCAATCCCAAGCAGGCTCCGGTGAACGCTTGGAACGGTGGGCAGTGCGTTACGTACTGCCAAGGTGAAACGGTCCTGGTCACGGCAACGATCACCTGCGCCGAACAGACCTTGACTGTTGGAACGACTGCGGGATGGGGACCGTTGGCCACTGACTTTTTGGCAATGGCTAACAAAAACCTCAATACCGCAGGACTCGGTTTCATGGGTGGCCGAGTAAGCGCAGCCAATACCATCGGGTTTTCGTTTTGCAACCCGACGGGTGCCGGTCTTACGCCTGCGGCCAACCAGCCCTGGAATGTGGTTGTCCTGCGTGGAGCAATCACCGTCACGCAATCGGTCACTCCGTCTGTGGTGCCGTCAAAGGGCACGGTGGAGACGATCATTAACCTCGCCCCCGCCACGCAGGCTACCTTCGCTCTGACCGTCAATGCTGCCGGTGGGATCGCAACTGCTGCGGTGGTCATCGGTGGGGCCGGGTACTATGCTCTCCCCAGCATCATTGTCACCGACACGGGGTTCACCGGACCGCAAGGTGGGTTCGGCGCGGTTCTGAAATGCAACGTAAGTTCTGCTGGCGGCATCACCCAGGTGTTTATCGACGATCCTGGGCAGGGTTACATCAATCCGGTGGCTACGGCAGTCGGTGGGAACATCATCGAGTACGGTATGTTCGCGATGGTGAACAAGCCGACTCAGACCGCTGGTATCGCGATCAGCAACGTGCGCGTTGTGTCCAACAACACGATTGCAATCCAGATGATTAACCCCACGGCGGCAGCGATCACTCCAACCGCAGAGAACTATGTGTTCTGCGCGTTGAACGACATCCCGCCGATCACGAACATGGTGCAGTACGGCATGGTTGCAACCGGCGTTGCTGCGGTCGCTTCCATCACTTCGTCCGAGCAGTCGATCACCGTCAATGGCCTGCTGGCCATGGACGCGGTTATGGCCATTTCCAAACCGACCTTGAGCGTCGGTCTGGGCCTGGCCGGTTCCCGCGTTTCCGCGGCCAACACGCTGCAGCTTGGGTTCATCAATGCGACCCAGGCAGCGGTCACTCCGTCGGCTACCGAGGTTTATGCCGTTTCCGTGTATCGGCAGCAACCGGAGTTGCCGTTCAAGCGGTACTTCTCGTTGCTTACCCCTGCTTCGGTGGCGGCCAACACTTCCGCCGAGCAGACCTTCACCGTCACGGGCTTGCCGTTTACGGTTCAGCCTTCGACGGCCTGGGTCAACAAGCCGAGCCATCAGTACGGGCTTGGGATCGGTGGGGTCCGTGTTACCGCAGCGGACACGCTCGGCATCACGTTCATTAACACCACGGCCGCCGCAATCACTCCTGTGGCGGAGACTTACGTCATCGGATGCTTCAATGCCATTGCTCCGCTGACGGGTGTTCCTGGGAGTTGGGAAGCGTTCTCGTTCAACCAGTCCTTGCAAGACGCGATTGGGACGGTCAACGAAAACGATGACCTGCTCACTTCCAGCGGGTTCCAGAAAGGCGCTTAACCGCGCGACGGATTCCGCCCACGCGGAATCAGACCTGGGCATGTCTGAAAAAACTGCCCACTATTTCCGCGTGGGAGAGGGACAAAATGGAAAAGACAGAAGGCTGGACAGAAGCACAGCAAGACACGGCTCAGGCGCCGGCGGCGCCGCCCAAGATACCGAACTTCAAGGTATTTGTGGCGGTGCCTAGCTATGACAAGAAGGTTTATGTTCCGTGCGTCAAGGGATTGATTCTTGCGTCGAATGCGCTTTTAAGGAGAGGTATTGAATATACCGTTTCCTTCGAGGTTGGACTGCCTTGGCTCACGATGGCGCGTAACAACCTGGTCCGTAATTTCCTTGAGACGGATTGCACGGAGTTGGTTTTCATTGACGCCGACATTGGCTTCACACCGGAAGCGTTTTTTGAATTGGTCTGCTCCAACGAGGCGGTCATTGCCGGAGCATATCCCAAAAAGCAGGACGATCCATTGTTCGCGGTGCTCGTGAAGATGGGCAAAGACGGCCATCCGATAGTGGAGAATGGGGCGGTCGAGGCCGAAGGACTGCCCACGGGGTTTATGAAGATCAAGCGGGTGGTCTTCGAGAAGATCATGGCCGCACATCCCGAGTTGGCCTATGAGGACATCACCTCCGGTAAAAAGACCTACAACTTTTTCGGAATGTTCATCGACAACGGCAAGTGGTACGGGGATGACTACGGATTCTGCAAGCTGTGGACCGACCTAGGCGAGCGTTTGTGGATTCTCCCGAATATCACCCTAACGCACTCCGGGAGCAAGGTCTACGAAGGCAACCTCCACGATCACATGGTCGAGTTGGGCAAGAAGGAATCGGCAGAGAAATTGTCGTCGGCAGCGACCGGGTCCGAGACGGCGGTGGACG